AATAGGCGCGATGTTGTGTGTAGTCTTGATGAATTTTTTGAAAAGTCTGAAGTCACTATAATTTCTAAGCAACAGCTTAAAGTTTATCAGGAGCTAGAAAAGACAATTATTAATACTTCATTCTTAAAGGAATAATAATAAAATGTCACAATACAGAAAAGGTGCAGAGAATGTACCTTTGCAATCAATCAACAAAAGTATGCCTGTTTTAGTCATTGTGTATGATCTTAAAAATAATGATAATGTAGTAGAGGAGAAGCGAATTAATTACGGTGATGCTGAAGATAGGAAATGGTTAGGTCGAATTACTTTTTGGGCTGTTACTAATCATTGCAGCGTTGAGACTATTGCTATAGTAGATGCTGAAGCTGAAATCAAGAATGGAAAATGAAAAATGATTATGAATTTTCAATTCACAAATAGCTCTATGCTGAGTAGCGTATCTTATGATACTGAAGAAAAAGAAATGACTGTTACATTTAATAATGGTCGCTCATATATTTATGAAGATGTTGACAAGAATATCTATGAGAGTTTAATTGCTGCTAAATCAGCAGGAGCTTACTTCAATTCTATTAAGAAAGATTTGAAGGTGAAGAAATGATAGCACCTTGGACATTTTTAATGGTGGCTATTGTTGGTATATTTACTACTGACATTAAAACACAAGCTATTCCTATGATGAATAAAGAAGCTTGTGTTAATGCTGCTAAAATAGCTTCAGCAAGCTCCTCAAGTAATGTAGGTTACCTTTGCATTAGTTCTGAAACTGGCGAAACGCTTAAATTTGGAAATCAGAAATGAGTGATCCTGTAAAGCTAGTGCCTACAAAGCCTGATGCTGAGTTAGCTGAAGAATTAAAGCAGGAGCTTGCTGAAGCATTACAGCCTGCCTTAGCTGTAGCTACTAAAGCTTTGTCATTAGGCTTTCATGTTCAATTACAAATGTCACCAAATGTATTTAAGCAGGTTGTGGTGCAGCAGTTGCAGTTGATTAAGACATTTTAGTAATTAGCGGGCTTGCCGGAACAGGTAGACGGAAGGGACTTAAAATCCCTCGCTAGTAATAGCGTGCTGGTTCGATTCCAGTAGCCCGCACCAACAATCGGAATGTAGCGCAGCTTGGTAGCGCGGGTGATTTGGGTTCATCAGGTCGCAGGTTCGAATCCTGCCATTCCGACCAAATAAGGTTTCCGTAGCTCAACCGGATAGAGCGTCAGATTTCTAATCTGAGGGTTACAGGTTCAAGTCCTGTCGGAAACACGCTACCTTAGCTCAGTTGGTAGAGCAGTGCATTTGTAATGCGAAGGTCATCAGTTCAAGTCTGATAGGTAGCTCCAAATTGTGGGTAAGTCAGTTGACAGCGTTAAATGCTTAATGTATGAGTGGTGCCTATAAAGCTTGGCGTATGTACCCAAGTCTTTAAGGTCTAATGGGGTTTCTTTCGAGAAACCCCATTTTTCTTAGGAGCATATTGTGTCATATGAAATTTTGACTAATGTAGAATTACCAAAAACTAAGAGACCTAATAGAGCCAAAGCAAATAAAATTCAAAAGAGAATTAATTTTAAAAATTGGGAAGCTAAAAATATAAATAGAAGAAAAGATTGGAAACGCAAATGGAGATTAGAAAATCCAGAAAAATTAAAAATACATGCTAGGCGAGCACAATTAAAAAGAAAATATGGCATTACGCTTGAAAAATATAATGAATTGCTTTCTTTACAAAATGGACATTGTGTATTTTGTGATAAAACTCCTGAACAAGAAAGATATGGAGTTTTGTGTGTAGATCATTGCCATAAAACTAATAGAATTAGAGGTTTGCTGTGCATAACACATAATAGAGCTTTAGGGGTTTTAGGTGACAATGAGGAAGGTTTGCTAAAAGCTTTGGCTTATGTAAGAGGAGAATGAGGCTCTTTTCAGCCACCCTTTTTTCTGTTATGTGCTGATCCTATGCAGCCTTGGATAACCTCACCAGCATTTATCGTAGAGCCGCCTAGCCCGGTTCTAGCTTCCCCTTGGGCTACTGGCGCTGCTTCTGCTAAAGAGGAAGCCCCTAGTTATCAATCCGATGAAAATTTAAAGAAGCAATACGGAATAGAGCTTGCTAAGGCTCAAAATCCATTTGAAGCAGGCTGTAAGCTGTTTGGAGAAGAAACAAGTAAAGCTTTATGGGTATCATTTAATTGGATAAATGATCCAATTGTGGTTGCTTCTCGCGATATTTATTTAAAAACTGTTGAACTTAGTCAACCTTTGCTTGACAGAGAACAGCTTGCGGCTAAGGTGCTAGTCCTAGCAGAAGGCGAAAAAATTTTAATCAACGGAAAATTGATTGCTACTGTTGAGCCTAAAGATAGATTAGCTGCATACAAATTATATTCTGATATTGCTGGATACACTGGAAAAGTTGAGATTGATAATTCAGTAAAAAATATCACTAACAATGAACTGACTATTAAATTAGTCAGGGCTGATGATAAGAAGCCAGTTGTTATTGACAATGCTCCTAATATTAAATCAGAAATGCCTAATGAGGATCAATCGCCAATTAAGTTGAAATTGGTGGCTGCTGGTTGAGTGAGTTTCTGATTTTTAAAACTTTTCGCAATAGTGCGGAAAATATAGGAGCTATGATATGTTTAAAAAGATTGGACTTAGTTTATTTGCTTTAATTTCTACTATCGTTATCGCCAATGCGATTAGTGGAAATCAGCTTGGCTTTCCATTGATTGATGGAGCTTCTTATTGCTCTAGTTATGGAAATAACAGCGTTTGTAATAATACTGTTGCCGCTGGCCCTGCTCTTACTGGTGATGACACACTTATTGTCAATACTAACATTGGCGGTGGTGCTAGCCCTCAAACAGCATTAATTGACGTTACTACATTAGGTGCTGGCCCTTATCAGTATGCCGCTCCTGCTACTGGCGAAACTCTTACTTTAACTTCTAAACAGCGTCGTTTAATTATTGAACCTTCTACTACTCTTGCCACTTTGGGCATTACTTTTCCAGCATCTACAGGGCTTACAGATGGTCAATTGATGGGTGCTTGCACCACTCAGATTGTGACTGCTCTGACTGTTACTGCTGGTTCTGGCACTACTGTTAATAACAAGCCTACTGCGCTGCTCGTTCCTGTTACTACTGGTGGTGCATCTTGTGTTGAGTGGGTTTATCGCGCCACTAACACTACTTGGTATCGCGTGCAGTAATGCTTTTAGGCATTGCAATTATGACAGCTTATATTCCCGGAGTGATTGGCTTTGTGTCAATCACTTCATGGGCTGTCATGTGGCTTGCAGTGCCGTTATTTATTTTAAGATGCAAGATAGAGATAACAGTCATTCATATTTTAGGAATACTGTTTCTATCTTATTCAGCTTTATCTTTACTTTGGTCCCCACACGGTATGTTAGAACTAATGCAGTTGCTTGCATTAGCTAGCGTATTTGTGTGGGGATCAATTCTTAAAGATTTAAAGAGTGTTGTAATAGGTTTGTCTATTGGGTTAGCATTTTCTTCTGTTTTAGCAATATTTCAATTTTTAGGATTTAATGAATTTGTTTATAGTGGCACTCCTAGACCATCTGGATTATTTTTTAATTCAAATATATTTTCTGAAATTTCTGGAATGCTGCTATTGCTAATTTTAATAAATAAATTATGGTGGTATATTCCAGTTACATTACCGGGATTGATGGTTAGTTCTAGAGCAGTTATTTTAGGACTTGGCGTGTCTTTAGCTATGATGGCATGGACTAAATCTAAAATTCTATCAATTATGACTTTAATCAGCTCTTGGCTTTTAGCTTATTTTATTACATTTTCTAATGTTTTAAATATAAATCCTACTGCTATTGGTAGTAATTCTACTGTTAGCATTCTTCAGAGATTATATGTTTGGCAGGATATGTTAGCTGGATTTACAATATTTGGTAATGGTGTTGGGTCATTTGTTTATAAATTTCCTGAATATAATAAACATATTGATGGAAGCATTACTTTAGTTGAATATGCTCACAATGATTTATTGCAATTGATTTTTGAATTAGGAATTGGCTCAATTCCATTACTAATTATAGTCGCTCTGTTATTGATGGTGAAAAATGATTACAAGAGCGCATTTATATTTTTTATTATTATCGGAATTTTTGGTTTCCCATTACATATGTCGGTTATGGCGTTCATGTTCGCTCTTGTGGCGGCTCAGTTGGCTAAGTCTAGCTTGGGCTATAGCGATATTGTCAATTATTTCAGATCAAATATATTTAGCAGGATGGATACAGCGAGATTTGCATAAGATTGAAATAGCAGCTAAGCTATTTCCTTTAAATAGAAGTATAGCTTTAGGACCGGCTCAGTTTTATGTTATTAAAGATGAACCTAGTGAAAAAGCTTTGAAGTATATAGCTGTTGGTTTAAATTATGACCCTAATGCTATTGATTTGCTTCAATCGAATTTTAAATATAAATATATGATGGGTAAGAATGAGGAAGCTTTAAATGCATATCAGAGGCTAAAAGCCTTAGCTCCTGATAATCCAATGATAAAACTGTTTTCTATAGTAAAGTGACGTTCTTAACCATCTAACAAAAAGGATTAATTGCTATGTCTTTACCTAATTGGAATGAGCTTGTTCAAAAATTTCTTACTAGTCGTCAATTGCTTCCCGGTTCTTGGGCCAATGCTATTGTTGATGCATTAACATCTGCTCAGCAAGCGGTAACAGCCTCAGTTACTCAAACTCAAGCTGGTGGCACTGCAATTACTTCAGCTATTGCAGTTGTCACTACTGGAAATGCTAATGACGCTGTTAGACTTCCTAAAGGCGGAATTGGCATGGAAGTATTTATTGCTAATATTAGTGCCAATGCTCTAGGTGTATTTCCTGCTGTTGGTGATACTATTTTTCCAAGTGCAGCTAATGCAGTGTTGGCACAAACAGCTAGTAAAAATGCTACTTATAAAGTAGGAAAGGTTAGCGCTGCTGGTGCTGCTACTTGGTATAAGATTGAAGGCACTTAAGGATTTCCTCCCTAGATTAGCCGGGATTTTTCAATCCCGGCACTTCTTTTAGGATTTAAAAATGAAAAAACTAATTTTAGTTTTAATTTTAAGCTTGCTTCCATCATTAGCATTAGCTCAGACTAGTAGAAACCCATGCTATACTAGTCAATCTAATACAGCAGAAGGTGTTACCAATTGTATTGGTGTAGGTACTAACAGTCCTTTACCAGTAGCTAATTCTGGATATGCATCTGGCACAACTCCATTAACAGGAAATGCGGCTGGAACTACTGGTGCTGTAGTTGGAACATTAGCAGCAGCTACAGGAAAGACAACTTATATTTGTGGGTTTAATGTTTCTTCTATTGGTGGAACTGCTGCTACTGGTCCTATCACTATAGCTGGTTTAACTGGTTCATCAATGGTGTATCAGTTAACCTCTAGTGCTACTGGCACTAGTGTTGGTCAAACATTTACACCTTGTATTCCAGCTAGCGCAGTTAATACTGCTATCACAATCACTACTACAGCAAATGGAACTGCCAGTGCTGTAAATGTTAATTCATGGGGTTATCGTCAGTAAGAGATTTGCACCTTGGAAATTGAGTTTAATGAAAAATTAGCATTTCTGTTTGAACCTGCTCGTTTAAAGATAGGCTATGGAGGTAGAGGAGCAGGTAAGACAGATGGGTATGCTATTGCTCTAATTATTTTTGCTATGAAAATGCGTTTGCGTATTCTTTGCTTACGAGAAATTCAAAATTCTATTGATGAAAGTGTTAAGAGTACAATTGAAAACTATATAGAACATTATGGGCTAGATTGGGCATTTAATATTAAAGAAAAGTCAATCACTTGTACTTTAACTGGTTCTAGATTTATATTTTCTGGTTTGCGTCATAAGATAAATGCAATTAAATCATTAGCTAAAATTGATATAGCTTGGTTAGAGGAAGCTAATAATACTTCTAAAACTTCTCTTGATAAGCTAATGCCTACAATTCGTGGTAAGCATGAAAGCTCAAAAGATGGATTAGGCGGACCATTTAAAAAGGGACCGGAAGTATGGATTAGTTTTAATCCTGAATTAGATGATGATGAAGTTTATAATAGATATGTAGTAAATAAAGATAAGTATGCTCCTGATTTTCTGCCAAATGAAGTTACCGGAGAAATGGAGCGTTATGCTTATGTAGTTAAAATTAATTGGTCCGATAATAAATGGTTTCCTCCTGATCTTAGGAGAGAAATGAATTTATTAAAGGCTAATGATAATGTAAAATATTTAGAAGTATGGGAAGGTTTTACTAAGCAAACTCTTGACGGCGCAATTTATGCTGACGAAATTAGACAAACTCTGCTTGATGGTAGGCGCAAGCGTGTTCCTTATGATCCAACTAAGCCTGTTTTTACAGCATGGGATTTGGGTCATTCCGATAAGACTGCTATTTGGTTTATACAGAGAGTAGGTTTAGAATTTAATATTATAGATTATTATGAGAACAGACTTAAGAAGCTTCCTCATTACATAGAATATTTGCAGGGTAAGACTTACAATTATTCAGTACATTATCAGCCTCATGATGCTGATAGCGAAACTTTAGCCTCTAGATCAATTTCTAGTTTGACTAGAAAAGCTTTTCCGAATGCTAAGGTTATAGTTGTACAGCGTCCATCAAAGAAAGTTGTGGGTATCAATGCGGCGCGTACAATTTTTGAATTATGTAATTTTGATGAAGCTAATACTGCTGATGGTTGGCAATGCTTGTCTCGATACGCTTATAAGGTGAATGAAGAAACTGGTAATTTTTCTAAAGAGCCTGATCATGATACGCCTTGGTCACATGGAGCAGATGCTTTTCAAACATTTGCATTAAGTTTAAAAACTGAAGCTGATAGTAAGAAGCCTGCTAAACCAAAAGTAATACCATTATCACAGCAGCCTAGAGCTTGGATGAGTTAGAGGCAGAAGGTAATTAAATAAAATGGCTTGGTCTACAACATTTAAAGATGATCGCTATAAAGATGGCGATGAAGAAATTTTAACTGAAGCTAAGAAGCGTTTTAAAGCTTGCGAGAATTGGGAAGCTCAAGCTAGAATTTATTTTGATTATGATTATAAATTTGCTAATGGTGATAGCAATAATATGTATCAATGGGATAGATGGGTTGTAGGAGATAGAATTACAAATCATCGTCCTTGTTTAACTATTAATAAAACACAACAGCATAATCTTCAAATTATTAATGATGGAAAACAGAATAAGCCTGGAGTAAATATTCGTCCAGTAGGTGACGAAGCTAGTTTTGAAGCCGCTCAAGTGTTTCAGGAAGTTGTTAGGCATATTGAATATGTGTCTAATGCTGAAAATGTTTATGATAATGCTGCTACATTTCAAGTTAATGGTGGATGGGGCTATTGGAGAGTTAATGTTGAAAAAATAACAGGAACATTTGATAAAGAAATTTACATTAGACGTATCAAAGACCCTCGCAATGTTTATCTTGATCCAAATATTAATGAAGTAGACGGTTCTGACGCTTGGTTTGGTTTTATCTTTGATGATATGCCAAAAGATTTATATGAAGCCAAGCATCCTAAATTTAAAGATGTTGGAAATGCTCAATTTGATGGTGAATATCAAGGCTGGTTTACTAATGATCATGTTAGAGTTTGTGAGTATTTTAGAAAGCTTCAGAAGGATGACAAGTTAGTTTATTTTATTTTGCCTGAAACTGGCGAAGAAATAGGCCCTATCAAGTGGAGTAAGCTTGATAAAGATGGTCGTGAAATGTTTAATGAAATTAAAGCTAGAGAGAATAATTTACCAGAAGAAGATAGAACATACAGAGAGCAAGATGAATTAAGCGAAGAAATTGAATGGTATAAAATTGCTGGTAGTGTTATCATTGATCGCAAAAAATGGCTTGGCAAATATATTCCTATTGTTCGCTTAGTTGGTACTGAAACTGTCATTGATGGAATTTGGGATTGTAAAGGTCATACTAGAGCTTTGCTTGATCCTCAACGTATTTATAATGTAAACTCCCCACTATCATTAGATACGGCTCTACCTACTCCCTCTGGTTGGACAACTATGGGGGAAGTTAAGGCTGGTGATATGCTGCTAGATGAAAAAGGAATGCCAGTAGAAGTAGCTGATACAAGTCCAATATTTATTAACAGAGAATGTTTTAGAGTTACGTTTGATGATGGCTCTAGCATTGATGCTGATAGTGAGCATTTATGGACTGTAGAGGAACGTGAAAAAATTAAAACTTATAATTGGACTTGGCCTGTAAAAACAATTCCAACTAAAGAACTTGTTCCAAATAAGCATTTTATTTATGCGACAAAACCGCTTCAATTGAATGATGCTGGATTACTCATAGAGCCTTATGTTTTAGGTGCTTGGCTTGGCGATGGTGATGCGGCTAGCGCTAGATTTACTGCTGGCGCTGAAGATGTTGAAGCCATGCGGTTAAATATTGAGAATTGTGGGTATTCTGTAGGACCGGCTAGACTTACTAATCATGGGGCTTTTAACTTTACTGTTAACGGTTTACGTTGGCAATTATCTGAACTTGGATTATTAGGCGGCAAGTTTATTCCTAAAGACTATTTGCGTGCGTCATATGAGCAGCGTTTAGAATTGCTACAAGGATTGATGGATACTGATGGTTGCTATTCATCGTCTAATAATCGCTGCATTTTTGCAAATACTAATTTAGTTCTCATTGATGGTATTATAGAATTACTTAGAACTTTAGGAATTAGATTTGTAAGAACTGAGATTAAAGCAATAGCTAGAATGTTTCCAAGCGGAAAACTTTATGAATGTCAAGATGCAGTGCAAATTTCATTTACTGCTGATCCTTGGATTGATATTTTTAAATTAGAAAGAAAAGCTAATCCTCAGACTAAGCATAGAATTGTACATGAAAGACGCTCTAAGCGTCATAAAATTAAGTCCGTAGAGCGTGTAGCTTCTGTGCCTGTTAGGTGTGTGGCTATTAATTCTGAAAGCCATCTATTCTTAGCTGGTGAAGGAATGATACCAACTCACAATTCAGCTAATGTTGAATTTGGAGCTTTACAAACTAAATCTCCTATCACTGCTCCTGCTGCTGCAATTGAAGGCTATGAAGATTTATATGGCAGAGCAAATATAGATAACATTGCAGTGTTGCCATATAATCATGTTGATGATGAAGGCAATCCTATTCCTCCTCCTCAAAGAATGGCACCACCTGTAGCTTCTCCTGCTTATGTGCAACAAATGGAGATTGCACAAAATGAAATGATGATGGTAACTGGGCAATACCAAGCTCAGATGGGAGAGAATGAAAACGCTAAATCAGGAGTAGCTATTAACGCTAGGCAACGTCAAGGTGATAGAGCTACTTATCATTTTATTGATAATCAAGCTATTGCTATTAGATATACAGGTAAAATTCTTTTAGATTTAATTCCTAAAGTATATGATACTAAGCGCATTATGCGTATTGAGGCTAAAGACAATACCATAATGAATGTCACCATTGATCCTAAATCGCCTCAAGCTTTTCAGAAGAAAAGCCAAGGTCAAGAATTGGACAACAATCAACAAATCATTGACATTATATTTAATCCCAATGTGGGTATGTATGATGTTCAATCTGATACAGGACCAAGCTTTGCAACTAGAAGGCAGGAAGCGTTTAATGCCTTAACTCAAATTGCTGCTCAGAATAAAGAATTTATGGGCATTGCTGGTGATATTCTTTGGAAGGTTGCGGACTTCCCTGAAGCTCAAGTATTGGCTCAACGCTGGCGCAAGGTTATTCCTCCTAATATTACTGGTGATGCTCCTAATCCACAACAGGAAGCTATTATGGAGGCTGCTGCTCAGCAAATTGAAATGTTACAAGGTCAATTGCTGGCGATGGCTAAGAAGGTTGAAGATAGAGAAAGAGAATTTGCAATTAAAGAGCGTGAAGTAGAGTTAAAAGAACGTGCTACTGCTGATGAAATGACTATGAAAGCATTAAAGGAAGTTAGGGATGATTTTGACGCCTTAACTAGAAGGGTTGTAGCACTTGGTAATGCCGGTCCCGGTATTTCGCTTGAGCAGATACAGCCTCTTATTAAACAGGTCATCGCTGAGGCTCTAATCAACGGTGGTGAGCTTGTGGAAACTCCCGGCTCTGTTGACGGTGGCACGCCAGCAGGCTTAGAGGAAGGCGCTGATGACAGTCTAGAAGGTGTTCCCGGCTCTAGGGAGGTAGACGGTCGCCATTTTGTTCCTGATGGCAAGGGAGGTTGGTTAGAAGCTATTCCTAATGATCCTTCTAAGGTTGAAGGAGCTAGACAAGGTAACGATGGTAGCTATTATATTCCTGATCCTAATAGAGAAGGAAAGCACATAAAGGTTGAGACAAATGCTGGATAGTCAAAACCCTTCTAATCCATTTGCTAAATCGCCTTTAAGATTAAGCTCATTAGTTGAGCCATTAAATAATATTTTTAATCAAAATTCAGCGGTTAAAGAAGCATTTGCTCCTATGAAATCTGCAATAGACAATAGATTGCAAGAATTAAATAATGTATTGCAGCCGATTATGCAGCAACCTTTAGTGCAACAGCAACCTAAAACTATTGCTGGTATCCCTCAGCAACAGCCGCAAAATCAAATGCCTCAGCAGCAATCTAAAGCTATGGTAGGTATTCCTCAAATATCTCAACAGCAAGCCCCTGCTGCTGATTATTTAAAAAATTTAACTAGCCGCTATAACAATATGTATTCTTTTACTCCTGTCGATTATGATCCTTTTGGAGTAGTTTCACAGAAGCAAGGTTTATATGGCTAGTCTATTTGAATTAACTGATGGTTATCCAGAGGAGATTGCTCCTAATGAACGGACAAGACTTAGCGCAAAGTCACGGGCATGTGTGGAGCGAATTAAGCCAAGCTGATAGAATAAGATATATTCAGACAGCTAACAATAGGCGTTTAACTCAAGAACAGCCAACAAAATATCATTCCTATCAGCTTCCCGGAGGAGAGAACTATAGGGAAATGCTGTTGACTATGCCTAATGAAAAATACAACACTGCTAAAATTAGAGCAAGAGAAATAGAAAAAAGAATTAATAAAATTCAAGACGAATTTGATGATTTAAATTTATTAGAGGCATTAGAAAAAGCTCCTGTAAATATAGCTGAGCAAAGAGCTAAATTGTCTAATGAATTTAATGTTTTGACTAAAGAACGTCGCGAATTTGTTATGCCTGAAGCTGGCTACAAATCCTATCATTGGGATGAACCAAACATTCTAGCTCATGTTAGAATGAATGATAGAACTATTGATGGTAAGAAATCTTTACATTTGGAAGAAGTGCAGAGTGACTGGCATCAGCAGGGTAGGGATAAGGGGTATAAACTTCCTACAGGTGAAGCTAAAAAATTAGAAGCTAGGAGATTAGAGTTAGAAAAACAAGGTGGAGATTTAAGAGCAGAAGGAAAAGAAATTCCTTCTTCTATTAAACAAGAATGGGCTGATATAATGAATAAGCTTCAGCCTGAAAATACAGTTAGAGTTCCCGAGCTAAAGCTAAAATGAAAGATGCTCAAAAATCAAGAGGTTCTGAGTGGAATAGCAAAATATCAGCTTCTAAAATGGGGCATTCTGTTAGTGAAGAAACTAAAAATAAAATCAGACTTGCTAATTCTCATTTAGTGTCTGAAGAAATCAGAATTAAACAGAGAGCATCTGTTAGCAAGCCTGATAAGTGGCCTCATGGTTTTATTTGTAAATGCAGAGAATGTTTAGATAAAAAGAACGCTCTAAATAGAGGGTATAGAAAAAATAAAAAACCGGAGATTAGCTGTGAAATTTAAAATAATTGAACCTCACAGTGTATTAATTGAAAAGACCTCAGCAGAATTTGCTGGAACTTTTTTTGATGCTGCTCGCTCTAGTGGAATGAATGTTATACAATTGCAAGGTGAAAAAATTAATTTAAGAAGATATAAAAATAATCCTGTTAAATTTGCAAAAGCTCATTTTGAAAAATTTATTCCAGCCGCTACTCATGCTCTAATTGAAATAATGAGCAGAGAAAATACTCCTGTTAGTATGAAAGAGCAAATATATCAAGCTATTCTTGAAAGAACTAATGATCCCGGCTTAGACTTGATGGCTAAGACTGCTGGTGATTTACCAGAATTTGAGCAGACAATTTTATATAAGCATGATGATGAAAAGCCTAAACCTATAATCATTAATACTCCTAAAATTGATTTTGATTATAACAATAGGAAGGTGTGATATGGCTAAAAAATCTCTACCTGTTGAGAAGTTAACTGCAAACAAAAAGAAGCCTATTCCTGTCAAGATTGTTGGTGGTGAGGCTAACGAAACAAAAGCGCATGAAGCTAATGAAAAAAAGTGGCGTGCTGAAGATGATTTGAGAACACTTCAGCGTGCTAAAGAAATTGAAAACGATAAGGCTCGAATGCAAGCAGCAAAGAGTATCGCTAAAGAGCAAAAAGCCGCATTAGAGAAGATTTGCAAATAATGGCTGAATACTTCTATCAGGGACAACCGCTTTCGTCCTACAGTTTGTGGGAACTAGGGCAATTTTTAAAATCATTTGTTGACGCTGAAAAGAAAAGAGAGGAAGCTAGAAATCATGAAAATTTAAAGAAAAGGAATATCAAACTTCCTCCTCCTAATCTTGAATATTTGAAACTAAAATCTGCAATAGATAATGAAATTAAATTTAGACAAGGCTTAAAAAATGCTTAAACATTTAATGAATGGTAGCTCTTTGTTGGCTATCACTTTGCGTGATGCTGAAAATGATAATGGTGCTGATGCTAAAGCTAAGCTTAGAGAGCAATTGTCAAAAGGCAATGTTCAAAATCAGCAACAGGAAAATAATGATCAACAACAGTCTGATCCTCCTAATGAAGAAGAAAATGAGGAAGATGGAGAGGGAGAGGAGGAGGAAGAAAATGAAGAAGATGAAGATGAAGAAGTAGAAGATAATAAAAAAGAAACAGAAGAAGAAAAAGCTGAGCGTGAAAAGCAAGAAAAAATTGCTGCTAAGGCTCAACGCAAACAAGACAGGATGCAGCGTCGCATTGATGAAGCGACTGCTGCTAGGAAAGCTGCTGAATCAGAACGTGACAGGCTCAAGGCTCAGCTAGAAGCTGATCCTGATAAGAAGCTGACTGAAGAAGAAGTTGAAGCTAGAGCAGAAGCTATCGCTGCTAAGAAATTAGCAGATAAACAAATTGAAGAAATTCAAACTAAATTTAATGAAGCTTGTGAAAAGCTTCAAAAGGAAGCTAGTAAAATTGATAAAGATTTTGATGATAAGATTGCTGATATAGCTGCTGATATTGGCCCTATTCCTTCATTCATGATTGGAGTATTGGAAGATTTAGATAATGGTGGTGAAGTGCTAGCCTTCATTGCTAATGATGATGAATTAGCTGAAAAGATTTGGAATTTAAAGAAAAATCCAGCTAAGATGACTAAGGAGATTGTTGAAATTTCTAATACGTTGTCTGCTGCTAAGAAGAAACCTAAGAAGCAAATATCTCGTGTTCCTGATCCTCCTGAGCCTGTAAAAACAAATCGCAGTAGCAATTCAGCAGTCATAACTGAAGCTGATACTAAGAATATGGAAAGCTATGTGGCTAAGCGTCAAGCTCAGATGATGGAGAAACGTAAGCTAAGAGGTTTCTGATGAAAATAATCAAAAACATTCTTGATGGAACTATAACTATAATGATAGGGAGTCAATCCATCACATTGACTATTGGTGAATGGTCAAGATTGATCAGTTCTCCCGACAAAGTTTAAATCTTGTGTGGGAATGCAAAATTCCCCACACTAGCCTCTTTACAAAACGTAAATTTTTAAATAAGTCTGTCTGCATAGAGCGTTTCTTGGTTCGCTAGATAAACCATGTTTGAGTTGCCCCGCCTTAGTCCGGTCAATGGCTATGATTGCTTGTTAAATATGCTGCCTCAAGCAACAGCAATTAAACATACAATCTATAATCCATTTAAAGGACTTTTTCGCTATGTCAAATACTTATCTCACTATT